GTAATTTTACTACTTTCTATTTGGAACTCTGTTGCTTTTCTGTAATCTCTAACCTCACTACCACTCAAACCAACAAGTTCAGCTCTACTACCATTGGTATTGATTGTGTGTTGAGATTCACCAAAACTTTTATTTTTAATAAAATCTATTTCTGAATCACTTAGAAAGTTTTCCTTTTCAATATAATACTTAAAACCATTATTTTTTTTCATACTTACTCTTTAAGGTCCTTTTGGTGGTAAGTTATGCACCACCACCACCTTTTGGTGGTAAGTTATGAACTAATATATCACTTGAAAAATAAGTATCAATATCCTCTACATCTAATGAATAGAAAGTTTCATCGGTAGTTACTTCGACTGTTGATGTTACTTCAATAAGGTTACCATCCTTATCCATTAGTTCATCACCAACTTCAATTTCAAATGCTCTAAGGAATTTATACTCATTTGCTCGTTTTACAAATATCATCCCCATCCAACCAAACTTATAAGTATCATTTATTATATAATGTTCTGGTTGTACATTAGAAGATACCTCAAGTACAACTGAACCACTCGAAACACTATTGGTTAAATCTGTTGATGAATATGCTGCAAAATCGTGGTCACTTAAACTCATTCCAACTGGTTGATATGATTTAACCACATCACCAACTTCTACATCTTGTATTTGTTTAGTACTACCATCATACATACGAATTAAACTTCCACTCGGTGTTGTAGTACCTCTATTTGCAAGTAGTTTCCACTTATACCAATCATTATCTATAGATGAACTTACACCTGTAGGTGGATTTATTTGTATGTATTGTGGACTATAATAAGAACACAATACTTCTGTATGTTGTGGTGTGAATAATATATATGCTCTACCAGTCCCTAAGTATTTATTTCCATTACCATCTAAACTACCAGAAGATGGAATAAATTTTTCTGGATAAGTAGATATACCAGTACTCGTCTCGATATCATACCAATATGTCATACTGGTGTGAACGCGCTCTTTATAATCCGAATTTGATTCCCAAGTTTGTTCAACTCCATCCGCATCTGTATAGGTAGATGAGTATATATTTCTTTGTTCTGCATTAGTTATATATGAGTTAAAACTTATATTTAATGGACTAACTAATAATGAACCATCTTCAGTTTTAGATTTTAAAACAAAATCTGGCCAAGTTCCTACTCCACGATTAGCTGCAATTGATGATGAAGTAAAACCATCTATAAATGTCTCACCAACATTTGCACTCTGAAGTATAGTTCTAAATTTAGTTTTATCCATAGAACCAGTAGCCATTGTATATAATGTATCATCTGCTCCGTAACCATTTGGTGTATCAACGAAAAGATGAAATTTACTTGAAGATGCCTCTACCCGAGAATTAACATATGGTGCTGAACTATCATAAACAAAAGAAGAACTTATGTTATGATTAGCGAAACTTGCGGATATACTTGAAAGTTTAGTTTGTCTTGGATTTTGCATATCTGCCCAAGTAGAACCATAAATATTTACACTACTATAACTTTGTGTAACAGCATATTGTGCAATTCTATCAAAGAAATCCGAACCTTGTACTGATAAAGGTATCTGTACACTTGGATTTGTATTAAACTCAAATATTTTTGTATCATTACTACCACTCTCAATAGTAAAATCATATGCACCAATAAATGCTGAATAACTATGATTTGGCCAATCTCCTGCACTACCTGTTATGTAATCACTAATTTCTTTTACTTTAGCGTTTACATCTGATTTTTGTGTATAATTTACTATACTCATTAACTTCTCCTAATGATACTTTTATTCATATATAAATATCATATTTTTACATTATAGTTACTATTTAGGAACATCTTCTGTGCTGATTTATTCCAACTATCTGATTGTGCCCACCAAGAATCCCAATCTTGGCAATATCTATGTAGTGAATTAACAATCTCACCACCTATACCTTTATTTCTATATTTAGGATTTACATAGATGTTACATATTTCCTTTGTTTCTGTATTTAACCAACCCCAACCTTGTATCATTTGTTGTGGATTAAATACTACAAACTTCCAACCATTGTCTAATCTGATTTTTGCTTTAGGTAAATCCCACATATCATCCCACTTAATTATTGAATTAAAGTAGTCTATCTCATATTGTAAATTATATAAGGTACACTCATCATAATCAAATGATGGACATAAATCAGATACTTCCGCATCTTCCCTATTGATGTTAAATAACATCTTCAACACCTTTACCATCAGTTACACAACCATCTCTAACAACTTCGGTATCTTTTATTGTCTGTACTATCTCATCACATTTTTCGTGTGATAGGAATGTTGGTATTTGAATTGAGAATTTAAATGCTTTATTTTCCCCCATGTCCTGGCGCATTATGAACTAATATATCTGATGAAAAGTATGTATCAATATCTTCTACATTGAGTGAATAAAAAGTTTCAGTAAGATACTTCTCTTCCACTGCAGTGACATCAATCCAATTACCATCTTTATCAAATAATTTATCATCCACTTCTACCTCATAACCTTTTCTAAACTGAAAGTATCCCAAACCACCCCTATCCATATAGACTCCTGCTAATTGTGGAATCTTATAAGTATCATTTATCAAATAGTATAAATTTACTTCTTCTGAATGTACATCCACAACAACTGAACCACTTGCAAAACTATCACTTACATCTGTAGAACTCCAACTTAAATAATTCATATCACTATCTGGCATTCCCAATGAACCAGAACCACCTGGTTGATACGATTTAACTACATCACCAACCTCTACATTTTGTACCAATTTAGTACTATTATCATACATACGAATTGTTGCACCATGTGGTGTAGATGGGCCTTGGTAGGGTTTTAATGTCCACTCGTACCAATCATTATTCAGAGATGAACTTACACCTGTTGGGGCGTTTAATAATGAAAACTTACTATTATAGTAAGTACCAAGTGTAATTACTTTTTCGGGTGTTAATAATTGTACACTTCTACCATTACCTATGAATTTTCTTGCACCATCATCACTACCTGATGAAATAATATAATCCTCTACATAATTACCCGTTCCATCTTCCACATCTATACCATAAAAGTGTTGCATACTCTCTGTGAATGGTGTACCCACACTCCAATTTACTTCATTTCCATCAGCATCTGTAAAAACACTTCCGGTTAGCTCTCTTACTTCTGCACTACTGATGTATGAATTAAATGAAATCGAACCATCAGCTGTAACCATAAATGATGCATGTTTAGCTAAATCTTTTAAAACATAATCTGGATAATCACTAACCCCTTTATTTGCTGCTATTGAAGCTGAATTAAATGCCCCAATTAAAGAATCACCACCAATTGGTGATGCCCCAAGTATAGTTCTAAAACTTGTTTTAGTAAATGAACCACTTGATATCTGATACAAAGTATCATCCGTGTTACTTGGTGAAGCTACGAATACATGGAAACTCCCCGAATTTGAAGCAGTTCCTCTTTTTGCTAAGTATTGTGCTTGGTCTGTATAATTAAATGATGAACTAATATTATATTGAGCAAAACTTGCAGATATTGTAGGTTGTGTTGCAGTAGGTGGATTATATGTTCCAAATTGAAAACTACCATATACTTGTACATCTGAATAACTTTGTGTTGAGGCATATTGTGCAATATCATCATATATGTTTCCATATAGACTACTCATCTGAGTACTATTGATTGCAGTATTCATCTCAAATACCTTTACATCATCACTACCACTTTCAATTGTAAAATCATAACACGCAAGTATTCCTGCGTAAGATGAATCAGGCCAACCACCAGCACTACCTGTAATGTAATTAGATAGTGATTCTAACTTCGTTTCTACATCTGATTTCTGACTAAATATTGTTATTGACATAAGGTTCTCCTATATATATTATAAATATCTCTCATATAAATTTTTGGTAAATAATTCGTTAGATAAAACTCCAGCGTGGTTGCCACCAACTGCCTCATCTTCCCAACACCCAAGATATTCATCTATAACATTTGTTAGTAATCTAATTCCTTTATTTTCCAAATAATTCTCAATCAGTAATTGATTTCTGTATAGATTGTCATTATCATATTCATCGTTCTGTAAATTTACAAGTGAATCGTGAGCTAACAACCCATCATCAGTTTTCCAATAATCCCATTTACCATCAGGCTTAAAAGAGCATTTCCTACCATCTAATGTGGTGTACTCTCTCCTATGTGGATACGTATATAAAACAACAATTAAATCTGGTTTTAAAATTTCGGTATATGATAGAACTGCTCTACTAATTGTATCATTAGATATTCCTTGAATACCACAATTAATATGTGAGTGTTGAATTTCGTTTGCTAATAAATGTGGCCATGTTTCCTCATTTCCTACACCTACACCCAATGTATGACTGCATCCAAAAGTAAGTAACTTAGATTTTGATGAAAAATAAGTTTCTAAATCATCTCCCCTAAATCCAAGTTCATTAAATGTATATCCACCAACTACTCTACCAGATTTATCTCCACCGACAGTTTTATGTGTTTGATTCTTTCTTGATTTTAAATCATCAAATATATCAAACTCTTTATGAGTCCAGTGCGGGTTCAAGACCTGTTCCCTTTAACATCTCGGTTGGTACTTGTCCACAATTACCACAACTAAATACTTCAATTGGAACTAATCCTTCTTGACCATTCGGTGACATTATTGCAGATATCCTTTTTATAATCGTTGATGTTATAAACAAATAATTACCACACGCCTGACAATTTAGTGTATCTGCTTTACTTAAATCTAATTTTTGTTGTGGTTTATTTATCGGTTTTTGTGCTTTCATATTCATTTTACTTTTCCTATTATCTCAACAAACATTGCCATAGCATTTATTTCTTTATCCACTACTACTGCATCACTTTGTTGATATTGACTTAATACTAAAATACATTCTGCGACATGTCCTCTACCCCAATCATCGACTGTATCAAACAACAACCTAAACATATCACTAAAGTCTGTAACTTTGGAATCTGCTAATAATTGTCGAATGTTCTTGAATGCATTCTTCTTATCTTGAGTTTTCAAGATTTCTAAAACTTCTAACTTGTAATCGTTTTGTGTACTCATCGCTTCATCTATAACGAGTTTCTCTTTTACTACCTGTCTCTGAGCAGCATTGATTACTCTTCTGATATCGGGATAACCACCATTCACTATCGTTACGATATCATCTACTTTTGCATCTACCGATTCTTTCTGTAAGATTTTCGACATATGCATCGCGACTTGTTTTCTATCGGGTGGTATAATCTGAAAGGATTGACATCTTGATTGGATTGGGTCAATTATTCTTTCAACATAATTACAAGTTAGGATAAACCTACAATGTTTTGAAAATGTTTCCATTAGATTTCTTAATGCTGCTTGTGCATTTGGTGTAATGTAATCACACTCATCTAATATTATAATCTTCATCTCTGAAAATCCAAGTGTTGATGCAAAATTCTTTACTTTATCACGAACTACATCTACACTATTCTCATCAGATGCATTAATATATAAATAATCACAATCTATATTATTAACGAGTAATTTAGCGAGAGTGGTTTTACCTGTACCTGCACGTCCATAAAGCAAAAGGTGTGGTAAATCGCCACTCTCCAAATACACTTTGACTTTACTTTTGAGATGTTCATTCCCAATGTAAGTGTCAAGTGATTGCGGCCGATACTTTTCTACCCATAAGGTATTTTTAATTTCTTCCATACTATTCCTTTATTGCATCTTCTTCTAAAAATATCTGAACACTCCATCGAATACCAGATGTAATTTCATTTACCCAATGTAAATGTTTATCTGCTATCCAAACATACCCAGCATCTTGTTTCATTGTTCTAACACCATCGTTAGTTTCAAATTGTAATTCTCCACCCTCATATTCACCATACTCTTTATCAGATAATTGAATACCAATCGTAAAACATCTCTTCCTTAGAATTTCACCATCAGTACCTGTCATAACATCATCTATATGTGGTTTAAAATAACAACCTTTACTATAGTGACATATTATCATTGAGTAACCAAGATTATCAATGTTTAAATCTAAAGTATTTGTCCAATCTTTAATCCTATCATAAACCCAAGATATATCATAAGGTGAATTACCCCAAGGCAAAGCATCTGATAACATTTTACTACCAACTTTTTCATATTCGTTGTGGTAGACATCAACTACTCTAACTTTTAATCTAGCATATGATTTTATTTTTTCACATTCTTCTTTACTAAATAATCTTTTTTCTATTAAAGTTTTTTCCATATCCAAATCGGTTCACAAAAAGTTTTATCTTTTGTCTTTTCCGCCAGTTCCCTTGTCTCATCTTTGAATCTATCTTCTGCTGCAGTTCCTGCACCACCACTATTTGGTCTTTTTGCCATTTCCATTCCAATACAACCTTGATACTCTGAATCAGTAAATGTTGATACAAAATCATTCATAGGATTACAAATCTCTAACCATTTCTTACCATGAGAATTTAATCTCTTTTGTTTTGCTCCACTACTCGCATAAACATCACTTATATTCACTAATAAATATCCACCACTTTTGATAGAACCCCATAATTTTTTAATAGTTGTCTGTAAAAATTTATCATTCCACTCATCAATAGTTTTGTATCTTACCCAACTTTGAGTATCATCATAACTATATCTCTCAACTCCAAAATATGGTGGTGATGTAAAGACAGTATCAAACATATCTTTATATTGTTCAAAATCTACATCTTCTGCTGGTGATTCTAAAAACTCTGAATCTTTATCAACCTCGAAGAACATATTTCTGTGTTTTTCGTAGAACTCTTTTTGTTCTCTATAGAGTGGATGGTTTTCTTTTCGTGGGTCTATCCCAAGATAATATTTACCACTCTCACTACCATAGAATCCTGCTAATCTATCTCCCCAACCTGCAGAGAAATCTAATATGTTCTCACTACCCAACTTATCATAGAGTACTTTTGCAACATTAGGTTTAAATTGAGAACAAATATACTTTCTCAAACTTAACATAATCCTAAGATTACCCGCAGTAATTTTTGGTAACTTCAAAGTATATGCAGCACCCATAAGTGATGTCATATATTTTTCTGTTTCCCAAGTTCTCTTTGGACCTGGTGCAATTGTTCCATCCACACTCCAACGATTTACTTGTTGGAAGAAATTACTGGCAGCATTACCTATGTTAACTCTTCTAAAGTATTGTTGTTTACCCTCAAATTCTAAACCATATCTGTATGCAGTTCCCTCACGAGCAAACCACTCTCCCTCTACCAAAATTTCATTATGTCTCATACCCTTTAACTTCATTAAAGCTTTGTAGGCATCATCCTCTGAAATAGTGGCATAGGGAATCTCATAAGTCATTGCTACTTTAGCAAGACTTTCTTTGACATCATCCTTTTCGAATGTTTCTTTGATATACTCCCATTCTTTCTCATCTATTTCAAGATAAGGAGTCATACCTTTAAATTTATCAAAATATTCTAAATACATTATGATTTCTCGAAATTAAAAAACTTCCTCACTGCTGCAGAATCTGGTGTAACCCAATTACTACCATTGGTTGCAGTCTGTTTAGGTGTTGGGATATAATTATCACTCAACAACTCTTCAAACTCAAACCAATCCAACATATGTACTTCACAATCGTGTAATCGTTCCATACTATGAATAGATTCCCTAACTTCCTTACTTAAACCACTATATGGATGTAAGATATGGATAGAACCACCAGCAAGTTCATACTTTCGTACATACTTATCTACTTTGGTTGCTATCTTCTCATCTATACTTCCAGCAGTTCCAGTACTTACACAATCCAAATACACCCTACCAAATTTAGTACTGATTCGGAAATCTATACCCCTATTTGGTGTATAAGTGTAGTGTATCTTTTTATTATTAAGGTATTCTTCTACTTTATCTTCAAGTTTCTTACCGCGTTTATTTGCAGTATGAATCCCTAATTGGGCTTTATCAAGTATATTATTTGCCACTTTTGACTCCTTATGTCACTTGTTGGGTTGCAACCAAGAAATATTGTGATTTATAATCATCAATATTAAAACTGATTGTAGCTAATCCATCTGAACTAACCTTTAATACAGCTTTCTCACATTCTTTATTTGCAGTTAAAATATTTGCAAACATATTTGCGTTAAATGAAATAGGTTCAGTATCACTAAACTCTTCACACTCAACTGGTATTGTTACCCTATTAGTTGCAACATTACTGAATCCGATAACTACTTTTGCACTATTATCTTTTGCAATAATAGTAAATGTATCGGTATCAGGTAACGCACCTTTACCACTAATAAATGTATCAATGAAATACCTATCAATCTTCAATTCTAATTCGAATGTTGATGGTAAGTTTTTAAGTTCTGGTGGTGTTGGTATAACTGACAAATCACTTAACATATACTTTGTATGTGTACCATGTTGCGAGTCTTTCATATTAACACTCACAAACTTATCGCCCATTTTTTGTAAACTAAAATCTACATCTTCTTCTAAGATGGATAGTAGTGATACTAATTGCGAAGTGTTGTAAACTCCAATATCTGATGCTTCTATATCATCGAAGTTGTCCAATACTACCGACCCCACTAATGATTTATCACCACTAATGAACCTTGTAGCCAATTGTTTTCCATTGGATGACCATTTTACTGATTTAATTTCACCACCAAGTGAATACTTGTCGATAAAACGAATTAGTTTTGTTTTATTCATAACCTTATTGTCCTTTTGTTAATAGTTATTACTTATTGTTTCCTATGTATATACATATATACCAGAAATCTCAAAATCAAAAAAATCTTTCAATACTTTGCTGTTTATCTACGACGGCTTCCCACCCCAAACTTTCGTAGAACATTCCTATCTTTTTACTCATTGCTTGTTCAAACATCTTAGTATGGTCAATGTTCGTTTTAATAAAATCTAATATTTGAGGCGGGTCCTCATATCCTTTATAACCAATTACATCAAATCCAAATTCATTATTCTTTAGGTAAACCCACCTAATCTTATTACCATTAGTAATCTTCTCATACTTTCTACCTTCAAACCAATGATGTAATATAGAATTATAATTTATTGCTGCTTTAACATGGACTGGTGCACCCTTTTTATATTTACTGAATGATGACTCTTCATCTTTAGAAATATATTTACCTATACCTTTTACTCCGATAGGATTTGCCAATACACTATAATGTAGCATATGTAGATTCCTCTTAAACTTACTGATTCTTTCATCAATCTTTTCCTTTGGAACATCTGCCAATATATCATCTAATACATTTTGTAATAAATCTTTCATCGCAGGAGCAAAATTACTTCTGACTGTATCCAAACCTTTTACTTGTGTTTTGTTTACCTTTCTACCAGCATCATTGATGATTCGTAAACCATATCGTTTCTTCGTTACGAACAAACCTGTCTTTGCGATTACCTCTTGTTTGATATCAAACACGTGTTCATCTATATTCAAAAATTTCTTGGCGAAATAATCGTAACTTAAATTTAGATAATCTTGTACCTCTCCACATATCTCCATAATTCTTTGTGTCATCATAGTTTCAGATAATTTCTGATTTGGAAACCTTTTCTCAACTAATGGTACTGCGGATGCGAAAATAGAATCTGTATCAATATAGATAACATAATCCTTATCAGTACCTAACTCTTTATTATAAAAGTGGTTGGTAATTTTCTTACTGAACTTAATCAATGATTGACCTGTGGTTGTGGTTGCTTCTGCATTATCTAAATCATAAAATCTAAATACTGGTAATCCCAATACACCATATAATGAATTTAGAAGAATCTTCTGAAGATATTGTCTCCTATCAAAATATTGAGATTTCTTTTTATCACCTTGGTCGTGAAACTTCTTCACAAGTTTTCTCATCTCTACTCGTTCATTAAACCACTTTGTGAGTAGAGCAGGAATCAATCCTTGTTTATCAGTACGATACATAACCCCATTACTTGATATACTTAATCCAGTCTCATCTAAATAACTCTCCAGTTCTGTATTGGTTATTTGTTGTATTTCCTTACCCTTTGTGTTAATCATAGAATAAGTTTTCGTATGTCCTGTCTTTAGATACTGGTCTACATCCCATTCCAAAACCTGCCCAACCTTAGTTTCAGGTGAGATATTCAATGAACGAATAACACTTGGATACATACTTGTGATATCTAAATCATAAACCCAATCGTGTTTACCTTTTTGTGGGTCTTGTACATATGCACCAGAGAACTTTTCATCATCCCCTCTTCGTTTAGGATTTCTTGGTTTGTTTGGTGCAACAATACCCATCTTTTTTAAATAAACTAATATCGCACCCTCTAAATATCTTGAACTCATAAACACATCTTCATATGGGACATGTCCTAAATGTGCTATACCACAAGCAACTCCGATATAATCCAACTTATCATTTAACTCCACAAGAATACGAACATCTCGAATGTTATAATCTATAAACTTCTGTAAATCATTTTCAAATAAATCATTGAGTGTTCCATCATACTCAATTTTCTTCATACCAACTTCAACTTCACCAATGTAATCTAAACGATAACTTGATTGTTGAATTGGCGAGAACTTTTTATATAATGCAAGATAATCTAACACACTAACACCTGCAATAACAAACTTCTTTTTGTATTCATTGTAATAACAATGTCTGATAGGTGATAGCATCTTTGCAACTTCTGAACCTAAAACTCTGACTGTTCTATTATATAGATACGGAATATCAAAATAATCAATGTTCCACCCACTTAATATTGTAGGATTTATTTCTGCGTATTTCTGATAAAATCTTGTCAATAATTCGTTTTCAGTTTTAAATAACTCTACTGATGTATCACCATTTTCATAATTTTGTATAGTATTTTTAGAATCTAAAGTATAACATATATACTTTTTCATTATCTCATCATATATTGCAATAGATGTAATTGCAGTTTCTGCTTTTTCTACATCTGGAAAACCATCAACCACTTCCACCTCGATATCAAAATAGAAAGTTCTATTTCCCTCTGCAACATCATCCGAATCCGTGTATTGGTCAACTAAAAATCTTGTAGTGATTGGTACATCACTCTCATATAAACCTGGGTCATCATCATCCCAAGTGTACACCTTTTTAACTTTACTACCATCAAGTGTATGATGTAAACCACTTGAATGTTTTACATATGCGTATTTTTTATAAGGTACAATAAGATGGCCTCTTCTGTCATCCCAAACATGCACTTTGTTTTTTCTCTTATCATAAAAAACATTTTGATACATTTATGTTGTAATCTCCGAATTTATCATATCTGAATATAACACTAAAACCATATACTTGTCAAGTACTTTTTTGATAAATGGGGGATATTTTTTCAATCCCCCAAATCACCATTTTAAAAATCAATAGTTAATCCTATGTTTGCATATCTTGGTGTTCCAAGAAATACTTCAGAATTATGAGCTAAGTGAAGTTTATCACCATACCCATTGTATTGACTATTATCAACTGCATCTTGTACATAAACTTCATCAAGTGCGTTAAAGATGTGACCTGTAATAGTCAAATCTAAACCAGCAATACTTGGAAGTTTGTAAGATGCGTGTAAATCAAGTTTTGAGTAACCAGGAGCTTCCCAAACTTGTGTTCTATCTGCAACTCCATCAGAATCCACTTCTCTTGAACCAGGACTCCAATCTGCATAGTTCTTATCATATACATTGTAAAGTGCTTGTACTCTCAATCCCTTAATAGGTTTAAGTGTTACACCCAATATATAAGATGATTGTGGTTGGTCACCAACAAATAACCCATCAAGTGCATATGCATATTCAGTAGTTTGATAACCAATTACTTGGTTGTCATCGTTATATTGAGATTCTTGGTAAGTACCATTGGCATCACCATCGAACTTCCAACCACCGAAAGAAGCAATCAAATCAAGTTCTACCATTTCGTGTGGTAATACTTTTACTTCAACTTCTGTACCTCTATGTTTCTGATTAACACCTCTTAAAAAGATTACATCAGTATCACCTGAATCTCCTTGACCCGTGTCAACATTACGAGTAAGGTTTCTATCTTTCCAATCTGTGTTATAAGCAGATACTTTCACGGCAACTTTATCGTTTGCATATCCAACACCAACTTCTGTTGATAAGAATTTCTCATTGTCTGGGTCGGATGCGACCGTACCAGAATAATCAATTACATTATCAAGAATTGGTGCTTTTTCCACATATCCTGAATTTATAAAAGTAGTAACACCATCTAACCATTCATAGTGTACTCCACCTTTAACTTGATATGATGAAATAGCATCAGCAGTAATTTTCTCGTTTTCTACTGAAAAATGGTCTTGATATGAATATTTAATAGATGATATTCCACCCATTCCATATACATTTAGATTATCTTTCGTGTAGTTACCTTGAACAAATCCACCTAACCAATCGACAGTAGTAGTGTTATGATAAGCAATAATATCACCTAACCCAACAACTTTTCCATCTGGTGCATTGTCATCAGCAAAATCAACATAGTAATCACCACCTAATAAATCACGAACTTCACGAGCGTGTTCTATTTCAGCAGTTCTCCAATCGATACCAGTTTGAAATTCTAAATCTTCATTAACTTTATAATTTAATTTAGAAATTAATCCATATGTATCTTGTCTGTTGATTGAGTTTCTAAGAATACCTGTAGAACGATGGTCTGTTTCAGAATAATCAGCATCGATATTAGTACGATTCTGTTCAATCTCTCCATTCCAATCCCACATCCAAGGCGAACTTGAATACCAAGCATTATCTGCTACGGCTGGTGTTCTCATTACACTACCATAAGTTCCTGTTCCACCACCTGAACCACCACTCCAATAAAGAACTGATGATAATTTAGTTTTATCATTTATCTCTAAAAAGTGATTTAGATTCACTAATGGTTTATGGAAGAAATTCTCCCTTTCATTAAGAAAGTTTGAATTTTTTCTTTTGGTTGTGTTTGCTCCATACATATACCAATATTGTTCTCCAGTATAGTCGGAACTAACTGGTGCCCAATTTTGACTAAAGAATCTACCAGCTTCAGTTTCGAATTTGTTACCCTCTGCAAAAGCATCAGTATCATATCCGTCAATATCACTTGCTAACTCTTGTGAGTAAGTAGCAATATTCTGTTTGTATAGATTTTGTCCGTGTCTTTGTGGTGCACCGATTGCGTACAACTCGAATCGTTGTTTATCGGATACTGCATAAGAACTTCCAAAATAATAAGCCCAAGCATCTGTCCAGTTTCCATCAATGATACCATCACCAGTCTTACGAACAATTGTTCCAGCCAGTGCAAGTTTATCACCAATCAAACCTGAATTGTAGTTAATAGTAGTTTTAATAAAACCACCATCTCCTGCTTCTTGTTTGAACTTACCACCCTTTTCGTATTTAGCAGGGTCTGTAATGATATTCATAGTTCCACCAATAGAAGGTGTGGCAAGATTTACAGCTGATAGTCCTCTTTGTAACTGAATTGATTGAGCAGCATCTGCAACCCCATCCCAATTACTCCAATAAACCCATCCGTTCTCCATATCATTTTGGGGAACACCATTAATCATCACCGCAACATTTCTTTGGTTAAACCCTCGTACATTAATACGAGCATCACCAGCACCACCACCTTGTTGAGTTGCATATACACTTGGTGTAGTATTCAAAGCCATTGGAACATCTTGACTACCAAGTCTAAGTTCCATTTCTTCTTTACTAACCATTGAATAAGCAACAGGTGTTGTTGCAACAGCTCTTGAAGCCAAAACTTCAACATCTGTTAGAGTAAGAGCATCAATTGCCAAAGCAATATTCACTTTTACTTCACTATCACCCACAACAACCTCTTTAGATTGAGATGAGTATCCTATGAATGAAGCAGTAATAGTATAAGTTCCAGCTTCTACTGAAATTGTAGTAAGACCTGTCTCGTTAGTAACACCACCGAGTTCAGTTCCCTCTACCACTACATTTGCTCCAACCAAAGGGTTATATTCAACATCTTTAACATCAACAACAATGGATTGAGCGAACAATCCTGTCATCAATACGAAAGATGCTATTAGTTTACGATATATATTCATAAATCGTCTCCTCTGTTTGTTTTGTTAAGACACATTTTTTACCAGGTGTGTCAACTGCCTGTGTATGTGAAATCATACACATATTTAGTTTGCGTAATCTTGGTCATCATTATCACCAGTCGTAGGTGTGATTTCTATATCACAAAAATCACCATCACAAAACTTCTCTACATTAGCTTCTTCTGCTTTGATTACACCAAAGTTTAGTTTACCTAATTTCTTAACATCTTTATTATATTGGTTTTCATCAATTGCTTCATATGGCATTTGTTTGTATGCTCCATAATCATGTCTTGGTAGTAATGAAATACCCTTCAAATGATATTGGTAATAGTTTAATACTTGTGGTATCATTTCTCCCTCTGTTTCAGGATTAAATGTGACCGTACAACTTACTTGATTATCAGCCCAATGTCTTTGCATAAATGCTGCTAATGAGAATTGTTCCCATATGGATAACTCTCCGACTGTTCTAATTCCCTCTCCTACATCGACAGGAACTTCAACAACCATAGTGGTATCCTCTGAACCAAACGCAGGTTCTACTTTATATCCTGCCTTTTTCAAAGGTTCTAACAAATCTGAATGTTTCGATACTCTAATTCTTCTTGTATAGAATCTTGATTCTGGATAATGTAATCCAGGTGTTGAACCTGCTAATAGTGATACTGTCCCACTTGGTTTAACACTTGTAGTCTTAATTGATTTTGGTACTGCAAACCAATCTGAATACATTTTATCCCACTCTTGTATGGTATCATATCCATCTTCCAACCAAGTCTTTAACTCGTGTAATCCACGATTAGTTATGAACTGAGCAATTCCACTCACACTACATCCAATTCTTCTGTTTCTCAACATAACTCTATTTGTATCACTCCAATGAGTTCTACCAAGTGTTACAGTTTTTGCATACAAATATGCATATTTTAAAGTTCTTTTATAATCCTCTAATGAGTCGTGATTGTTTGGGAATGTTTCCACTAAACAACATAATTCATAACTTTCTAATGATTGTTCTAAACAAGGATTACCACCCGCAACTCTATGGTCTTTATCATCTCCACCATTCTTCATACGAGAGTATTTTCTCATGTTGTCTAACCACGCAAATCCAGGCTCACCATTATCATTAATTCTTTTTGATGCCTCTGTATAATCCATACCGAGTTCTGCAAATATTGAATTATTAGACGTCCAACCATATTGTTCTCTGTGTGGATTTACTTTATAATTCTTTAAATCTAAGTATTCTTCTGAATTAGGGTCTCCAAATACAATCTCAGCAGTTCTTCTAACATTTCCTGCCACTACACACTTACCGATTAAATTCATAATATCTACGATTGTTGTGATTGTTATTGGTTTTCCACTATTAGCTTCTAATGTTTCTCTAACAGTCTCGTGTACTTCCATTAGTGGTTCAGGACCTGAACTTACTCCACCAAAACCTTTGATTGGTTCACCTGCTAATCTGACTAAACTATAATCAAATACAACTTCTCCCTGTCCGTGAAAATAACTTTCTAATAAAAGTTGTAATGATTCTACCCAACCCTCACGAGTATCTGGTATTTGAAAGTTTTGTTCATCTCGTTTGATATCAATACCTTTAATATCTATCTCTCCAGCACCTTTAGTATCAAATCCTACTCCAACACCTAACATTGAAGCATCCATAAGGAAACAAAATGGTTTTGCGTAATCTTCTTTGATTGTTTTAGTGGATACGAATGCACAATTGTTTAGTGCTGCATACAAACCCTTTTCTTCTGTGATTGCTGTTCCCATCGCCCATAAACCACGACCTGGTGGTAAGAACTTCATTGTAAAGATTCTTTCGTACATATCTTGTGCTGATTTTTGTGCTTGCCATGGATTCCAACCTAATTGGTGAGATTCAATCCAATTCATTTGCATTGTATAAGTTCCCTCTACAACTCTTTTGACGGTTTCCCACCATCTCTCGTTTTTCCCATCTTCTTTAATACGTGAATACGTTCTCATATAAACTAATTCACCCAACCCATTGAAACCAAAAGGCGGTTTCTTTCTTTTATACTTATTAATAAAATTTTCTGATAATTTAAACTTATGCGTACCCATTTTAAAACTCTCCATTTTTTGTCTTTTCTTTTATTTTCTTATACCCATAATACATATAGTATATACTACTTAAATACACCATTATTTTTGAATTATTTAATTTTTTCTTTGAATTTTTTTGGAAGTTTTATTCAAACCCTTCACCATCAAAATCTTTTTTCTTTTGTGCCAAGGTTTTACGTAGATACTCATCTGCATTATTCATTTTACCTTGGGCCTCTTTTCCACCTTGTGAGCTGGTTTCGTAGATTTGTATGAAACCTGTATTGGTATTGATGGTTGCTGGAAATGTAATTCCATCAGGCCCAAATCTATTTTTAATAACGTGGAATCTACCTGTATTTGCTATCTTATCTTCTACTTTTCTACTCATACTCATTACAAAATCTGATGTCATCACCTTGCTATAGTCCTCACTAACTTTTGATGCATCAATAACATCTTCTTCTAACGCAGAACGATTTGCTTGCGATGCAGTCCATACTGGAATATCAAACTCTCCTGCCATACCTCTTAGTTCTTCATAAACGTGTCCAATTTGATGTCTTTTTTCTGTGAAGTTAGATGTTGATTTCATAATATCTGCATAATCCACAATAACCATATCTGGTTTTATACCTTGCAATTCACATTGTTGTAAATGTGCTACGATTGAATTTACACTTGCAGTTCTCGTTGGCCAATACTTGATAATTAAGTTACCTTTTAATTTATCAATTGCTTTCTGCACTTCTTCTTTATAATATTGTAAGTTACCCGTTGGTTGTCCACTAACAATTGTATCATATCGTAACCCAACATACTGAGCATTTAACTCTAATGTATAGTGAATTACGGTCTTACCTTGTTTAACTGCATGAGCACCAATTGCCTGTAGTGTCCAAGATTTACCGATACCAGCAGGGGCAACAATCACTCCAAGCTCTCCACCTGCTAAACCACCATCCATCAAATCATTAACACTATCCCATGCGGTTGGCATAACTATTCTCGCTTGTTGACTCATTCTCTCTTCAAAACCAGTAATGTATTCGTGTCCGATATCCCTTTCCATACCAGCAGTCATTGCTTTGTCAATTATACCTTTGATTTCATCATATCGATGAGATTCTAATAATTCAACTGATTGCATAATCGCACCCTTAACAACTTGATTCTTACAAAACTCTAATGTTTGTTCTTGAACAAATGGTAAATCTGTTGCTTCTCTATAATTCCAAGCATTTCGTAATGAATCAACAATTGTGGTTTTTAATGTAGGATTATCTACCTCTTCCAGTATAACCTTAACTGCTTCCATTGTTGGTGGTGTTTTGTATTTAACAAAATATTCTTTGATAGATTTTATCAGATATTTATTAGAATCCGTATCAAAATAACTTACTTCTAATATTTCTATAATTTGTTTTGTAAATTTACTATCAAGTAATAAACTTGTAATTATTTTTGACTGGAACGATGTTCCATATTGTATTAAATTTTCGCTCATTATAACCTATATTAAGTATCCAGATTCGTGTACAAATCTTGGACTTTTTTATCATAAAATTCTTTTCTTTTCTTATCACGATACCTTTGTCGTGCTTTTGCTTTTAAATCTTCAGCATTACGCATATAATGTTCCATCTGCCACTTTCGTTGAGCATCCTGACGTTCTTTATCGGTATGGTATTTACGTTTTCGTCCCATGTGTTTTCTCTGCCATAAAATTTAATCTATTAAATGTTGTGTGTAACCAACTATCTAAATTAGGTAACGCCGTGTACAATTTATCTTCCAAAAATTTCTTTTGAAATATATGTTTCACTAAACGCTGTATAGGATTCCCACATATCTCTTGTATTTTTAACTTACTACTTCCAGATATGTTTATCTCATCTAAATCCATCAGTTTCTTATTCAAGAGTAATTGGTCTGAAGAATTAGTAATTACTTCACATAATTTAAATTGTTTCTTTTTAGATTCTGCACTTTTCAGAACATCTTCTATTGTAAACTTATGGGGGGATTCAAGCCAAGGAAATAACTTTAAAAGGGTTTTTATTCCAGCACCCTTAATACCAGGTATCCCATCCGATTTATCACCATCCATTGTTCTAAATAATAAAAAGTTTGTGGAACTTATGCCATATTCTTCCAATATTTTTTCTTGGTCATACATCTTCTTCTTAGTAGGTGACCAAACTGAAATTCTATCATCCACCAATTGTAAGAAATCTTTATCGGTTGACATTATAGTAACCTTATCCTTAAAGACATGTTTTGCTGAATAACCAATCACATCATCTGCTTCTATGTTTTCAGCAGTAGTAATAGTTAAAGGTAATAGTTCTAAATACTCGATTACTCTATTTAATTGAGCAATCATCATTTTATGTTCATCTGCACGAGTTAAAGATATTCCATCTGTTCTATTCAACCGAAGAGACATCTTTCTTCCTGCCTTATACTCTGGAAATATTTTTCTACGGCGGTTAGACCCACCTTTACCATCAAATACTATGATAGTTCTTGTGGGTCTTACCATATTAATAGCGAATCCAATTGACCTTAAAAAACCTACTATTCCACCAATGTGAACCCCATCCTCATTAGTAGTAGGTACTGCGGTAAACACTCTAATAAAAGTGTTTAAACCATCAATCAATAAAACCGAGTCATTTGGTTCTCCACCATCAACCTTTCCGCCAGATTTTTTTATTTCTTCGAGTATAGATAAGTGTTTTTGATTAATCACCTAAGACCTCATCTGTGAACTCTACATCATCAATACCAAGTTTTTCTTTGTATTTTAATATAACCTTATCACAAATGATACCATAGACATAGTCTTTCAACTCATCATCTTTGGTAATTAACTCTTCCCAATCCTTAGATAAAAACTTATGGTCTTTACCATTTTGGTCTGTAAGAGTGTACCACGCACCAGCTGATTTAATCAACTTATGTTCTTTTAGAACAGTCAACCAAGCTCCGTAGTTATCAATACCCCTATCAAAGTACATATGATAATCTGTATGTCTTAAAGGTGGCCCAAGTCTGTTTTTCACAATCTGTGCTCTACACTTCATACCTAATACATTTTTTGCTGTATCTTTAATTTGTCCCATGTTCTTCAACCTAATTCTTGTTGAAGCGTGGAATGGTAATGCTTTCCCACCACTTGTTGTCCAAGGGTCTCCGAACATTACTCCGAGTTTTTGTCTTAATTGATTAGTAAACACAAGTGCCACTCGTTGTCTACCAACCATTTGAGTAATCTTTCTCAATGCTTTTGATATAATGATTGCTTTTGCAGTTGCCCAACCATCTTTATCAAAATCTGCTTCCAACTCTACTTTCGTAGTAGCTGCAGCGAGTGAATCAACCATAATAGTTACTAATCTATCTTTATCTGATTCCCTAACTTTAGTTATAATTTCTACAATCGCTTCAAATATATCTTCTACTGTCTCTAAGTGTAGATATAACATCTTACCCATATCAATTCCAATCACTTCCATAAACTCTTGAGAAACTGAAGTTTCAGTATCTATATAAACTGCAACCCCACCTTTCTTTTGAGTTTCTGCTAAGATGTGTGCACCAAGTAGAGATTTTCCACTTGATTCTAATCCATTGATTTCTGTAATTCTTCCAACTGCAATTCCACCATTTGGTCTATTTGATATAGCCAAATCTAACATAGAACTACCTGTTGAGATAAAATCTGTGATATCCGTAGGTGTATTATCTGTACCATCCAGAAAGTATGCTACTTTATTATCTTTAAATTTCTTATTTAAACTGTCGGCCAAAGTATCGGCCAATACATCGTGTACTGATGACATTCATTTCTCCTTATCAAATTGTTAATGTGTAGTTAGGGAATACAATAACACCCATCTCTACTTTTGTTGTATGTTGCCACACATTAACGGGGGTTTTTATTTACGAGTTAAATAACTCATCAAAAGCATCACCAGTATTACTTACCTTAGATTTGTCAAGTTCAGCTACATTTCCTCCAACGGCTTTTGCTGTTGTTGATACTTCTGAATCTTCTTCAGTTGCATCACCATCAGGGTTTAACCATGTATTTAGTATATCTGTCATATCATCGTATGATAACTCTTGATAGATTTCTGTAATGTCCTGTTGTTTCTTTACTTTTTCAAGTATATCAGGCTCATCAGAAATCGGTGATTGATTAGGTTTGACGCGAATGTTAGTTTTTGGATAACTTGCTCCACTCTCCTCAGCTGAGATAAACTCTACCGAAATATCACGACCATTAATTGGGTCTGTAATATCACCATAATCAGGGTCTGCGATTACTGAAAGAAGTTCTTGATAAACTGTCTTTCCAAATCCCCAAAACTTCACACCTTGCGATTCTTCACCACGAACTATAACTGGAGCAAAAGTTCTCATCTTTGCTTCAAGTTTACGTGATAACTGATAATCTTCCTTATTGCCACTTGCTTTTAGTTTTTGAGCAAACTCTTCAATAGGGTCTGGTCTACCAAAAGAAATTGGTGATAAATAAGAGCGATTGCTCAGATTGTAGTGAAAAAACAATTCAATAAAAGGATTATCTTTATTGAATGAGTAAGGTACGATACGAATTTGAGTTTTACCTGGTTGTGGTTTCCAAAGACTGGAAGTCCGATTGTTAGTTGTTTGTAACTGCCCGAGGCGTTTTTTTATTGCGTTTAAATCCATTTCATATTCTCCATTTGTTTATGTTTATTTTTCATTTGTCAATCAAGTGTAACCTTGATACAATAATATATATCAACTAAATTTGCTAAAATGTAATATAGTTTAAGTTTTTTATAAAAAAAAAAGGTTCATTTCGTTTTTAAGTCTATCATAAGTGGAAACTAAAAATCGGTGAGAACCTTTTTTTATAAGTTGGAAATTTTAGGGAATGTAGGATTTGCATACCTACAACTTTCTGCTCAGATTTTATTGCCCTTGTACCTAACACCCATCAGTTACGATGATTCTCCTCAAGATGGTTAATCTCATTGGAGTGAGTACAATCTCTGTGTCAGTGCCTTATCTCTCTGAGTTTAGATTGATTCAGCCACAAGTTGGGATTTCAGTTTTACCCTTACCCAAAACAAGGTCTAAAGAATTGCTTCTTTATGTTTTCAGAAAGTACATTAGATGATTGATGTCTCAACTACTTAACCATTCGGCTTTGTAGATTCACCACGAACTCATCTTGGATTACCTTATGGGCTTCTAAAGTCTACCCATTATTCGGTCAATTCCATACGAAGTTAATTACTCCTCGTACTTTTCAAAAATCCAATTTGTCAAAAAACTATGTATCTCATTTGATACATTAATATATATGTATATAAATTCCCAAAATACATTTTATTTTAAAAAAAAACGTAAATAACTGAAAAAAACTTGATATTTATATATAGTTAACCGATTATGAGTTAATTCAAACGCGTTGTTTTGGAGTGTATTGTTTTAATACACCCGTACTATATCATAATGATACACTTGTGTAACTATTTGTTCCAATCCTTCACATTTACTACCTGGTGTATTTTAGTAGGTATTATATTCAAACCTGTTTCGTTGGTTAGTAGTAAAGTATTTTGATATTCACTCCAATCAACATTAAAGCTCTTATCTAAGATTCCTTTATTCTTTGCTCTGATAACTTCATTCAAAGCGTTAATAGTATATAGAGTATTACTCTGTTTCTTTCTATGTAGTGAAATAGTGTTCTCTATGTTCTCCTCGTAATTATCAATAAACTCGACATTATAGGTACAAATTAATTGGGTTTCTTCCTTCATATTCTGAAAAATGTATATTTTATCATAAAGTATATCGTTACACTCTATAATAACATCAAGTGTTTCTGGCAATCGAGATAAGCGGGTAAATGTACATAATAATTGAGTTCTCATATTATTTCCTAAATGCTCCTAATAAACCAGACCAATCGTTTGAAACTAATTTATAATCTGATTTAACTCCGGGTACTCCATCCATTTGTCCATCCGCAAATCGAATCGTTATGATAACAGTCCCAATACCACCAACGTCTTGTGTACCAACATCTAATAAAAATTGATATCCAGATTTTGATTCTTTTAATTCATAATCAGCAATAAATTCTTCAGGTCCCATTTTTTTATTATAAAGTTTTTCACTTGGGATAAACCAAAATGTATCACCACCCTTAGCAGCATAAAATAAACTTGTTTCCCCAACACTTAATTGTTTTTTAAATAAATTATGTAAACCTAATCGTATTGAATTTTCTTTACCTGATAAGTACGTTTCGAAAATATTCTTGAAATGTTTTGTCCGTTTGACATTCCAAACTTTCCATTGTGGATGATTCTTCTCTTGCATTTTTCTACAAAAATATTTGAACTTTTTTGTTTTAGTAGCATATTTCATTTTAGGTAAACCAACTGCCTCTGTTAATATATTCAATTCTTCTTCTGTTAATATTTCTTTTTGATATTCATCCCAAGTGTTTTTAATATGATTCTTAAAAATCGTTTTTGCTTTTGAATCTTTTGTTTTTGAATTAAATAATTTTGTAACTAAAACTTTCCAATCTTTTGTCATCGCATCAAAATCTGATTTATATGTTGTTATAAAATCCTTTCCTTTTAATTCTTTTAGTCCCAATGCTTTTGTAAAAGTACCCAGAGTTAAATTCTTTAATTGTCCAACCCCCTTCTTTAAAGATATACCAACATCACCATAACCACTAAATGTACCAGCAATATCTGCAGCTCCATACTTAGAACCATCGTTTGTTGGGCCGGTCCACATCATATTCGTACCCTTACCTAATTCTTTTACAATTCTCGAAGATAGTTTTTTTGCATCGGATACGAGGTCTCCCTTTGGAATTGAAGCTTTTAATAAAAATTTTTCCCATACTGCACCTGCAGGTGGGACTTCAGTTAATCCAGAATTTACTGCTTTTATTTTTTTATTCTTAAAAAACTTTGCAACTTCTGCACCATCTTTGAATGAACTACTACCACCAGCAACTAATATACCAGTCATTACTTCGTGATAAAATGTAGTTGCACCTGTACTACCTTCTACAATAATTTGTGATGGTGTTGTGAGATTTTTTATAAGTCTAACTCTCTCATTAATTGGCCAATTGTATTCTTTCAACACATCAAACAATTTAATCAAGTGTTGTTCATTAGTTAAATCGGGTGTACCATCCTTAACTCTGTAACTCAACTCATTTAATATTTTATCAAAATCTGTTATCATTAAAATCTCTTTGTTATATCCTTCATACTATGATAGTTATCACCCATAGATACTTTTGTTGGATATTTCCCATTTTGTTCTAATACTTCTTTTACTTTTTTTAAGTATCCCAAACCATCTCCTTTTACATCAAAATCAAATAAAAAGGCATCGTAATTATATAATACTAACCTACTACTATAATCTCCATTTTCTATAATGGGAATTAATTCTTTTACGATACGAATATTATTTTCAGTCTCCGATAATTGTATCATATAATTGAACAATTTATTCGGATTCATATCGTGCAAGTTCACCTTAACTATTTCTCTATTATAAATATCAGATTGAATACTTTTCGATGATTTCCATGTACTCCACAACCCATTTATAAACTCATCAACCCTACCAAAAAACGGGTTTTGTTTCATTTCGGTAGTTATACCACCATATAAATACTTAAATGTTAATTGTTTTCCCTCATCATAACCTAATCCATATGTTTTTGCTAGGTGATTATGTGCAGAACCTTTAGGGAATTTATAATCAATCATATCACCTATTAATCGTGGGTGATACGCATCAAAATCAAACTCTACCAATACCCCATGTTTATGTCTACTGATAAATTGTTTTCTACTACCATCCTTTTTATTTAATGCTGCAAAATTCATTCCACCAAACCTATTACTTGGTCTACCCGTTAAAGTGTATGGATTATATTCTGAATAAACCATTTTATCATCTGTAGTGTATAATCCATTCTTTTCTATTTCATATAAAACTTCCAAGATAGTTTGGTCATATTCCTTTTCAAAATTCACCATCAATTCTTTTGATACCTTTTCAAAATACTCAGCATGCTTTACCAACGGAATTATATCATTAACATTTTCTTTATCGTAATGTAATCTATAATTGTGGTGATGTGCAGTTGTTAAATGTTTATCAAAATCATATGGTTGATTTGTTTTCATATAATGACACCAATTCAAATCATAAACTTCATTAGAAGTTATCATAGAAATGTGCTTATGGGATTTTAAATCAGATACAAGCATTGGTGTATCTATATTCAGATATTGTATATCTTCCGAAAATTTTTCATTATGATGAACTGGTACTATAAATTCTCTTGTCATAGTACGAATATAATAACAAGACACTCGATTGTCAAGTGGATGTTTATTTACATCTGAAAACATTTGTAGATATACAAATGGTTCTTTCTGTAATCTTTTAGATAAAGTTTCCCAACTATCTTGTGTATTTACTATAACCATTAATTTAATTTATTCTTCACATACATAACTATCTGTTCAGCAACTCTTATCTCAGTATATTTTTCCATTCCGAAGAATCCAGGTGATGAATTAATCTCACATATTTTGTATCCATCATTATCATATAATAAATCTACACCACCTATATCTAAATTTAATAATTTTGTAGATTCTAATGCTAAATATTCCATTTGTTCATCCAATTCTACTGGTTTTGCTTCTCCACCACGTGTGATGTTTGCTCTGAAATCTCCATCGGATGATTCCCGTTTCATTGCTCCAATAACTTTACCCCCCACTACGATAATTCTTAAATCTCTACCAAACGAATCACTAACAAATTCTTGTAATATAATATTAAACCTATCATTAAATTGTTCCATCATCTCTACTAATTGTTCGAAATTTGATTTTTTTTCTGAAAGATAAACACCCTTTCCATGTGTTCCACTTAATGATTTTACCACTATGGGGAATCCAATATTCCTCTCCACATAACTTGAATCAATTGGATTTTTAACCAACATAGTTTTTGGATGTGGTATATTATTCTGTGAAAGTATTTGCATTGTGTAGAGTTTATCCTTTACATTATCAATTGCATCTGAACTATTAATAAACAACACCCCCATACGTTCTAAGTGTCTGAATACTGCCTTCTGATAATATGTAGTGGATGAACCTACTCTTGGAATTACAAAATCAGGTATTGTAGTGTGTTCATTTTCAACTAACACCGACCTTTTATTCTCTTTACTTATAAAGATATCAACATGATTTGGGTGTATTGCAAAACATTCTATACCCTCTTTTGCAAAACATTCTATTAATCTTTTAGTTTCATACGATGGGTTATCTTGTGTAGTAAATATCCAACCTTTCATTACTTATTCCAGTAGTTTTCACTCCACAACTTAGTAGTTTCGGGAAATGTTTCCATCATTATCTCTTTTAATGCAATAGCATATTCCCGTATCTCCCATTGTGAAGTAGATTCATCTCGTAATTCTATAAAGTTCATAACACTTTGGAAAGATGCAGTCCAATAAACTAATGTGTATTGTGATAGTGGTAATACAATTCTAGCTTGTTCTTTTGCCATTCCCATATTAACAAATCCCTCATACACTTCTATCATTTTTCTCATCAAATCCCCATATTCAAGTAATGCTCTATTAGATTGAAAATCTGTTAATTCCCCATCACTTGCTTGTTTATTATCATCTGATTGTTTTCTCCACTTATCAGGATAATAAAAATCTTTTACTGGCATATATCTACCACTAATTTCGTTCCAAGCATGGTCTTTGGTAACACTTGATGATGTGGTTTCAATCCCCACAACGTGTTTGTATGCTTGTCTCATAACAAATTCTGGTGCTTTAATAATAACTTGAATGTGTTGGTGTCTAAATGGTGAAAAGTGTTTATGTTTAATTAGAAACTTGGATAGTTTTCTATCCTTATCTGTAAACTTATCACTCTTTTGACCAAAGGAAACTCTTGCAGCATTTACTGGAGTTAAATCATTACCAAGAGAATCAACTAATTCTATATAACCTTTATCTAATACATCAATTTTCATTAAGCCTCACCACAATCTTTTATCTTCTTAATTAGCTTTTCCAAACCTTGAAACTTCATAGATTCTTTATGTAGTTTTTTAGTCTCAGGTTTCTTTAAAAACTTTATTAATTTTTTCACTATGCACTTCCTTTTAATTTAATCATTTCTATTAATTCATCACTTCTTTCTTTTTTATATTTTTCACGAATCTTTGTTGCAGATATCTCACCTATTTCTGTAGGTGGTGTGTGTTCTATAATATCATAACCCACTCCTCTACCATAATTGACTGATTCTATATCAGGTACTATCATAAGTTTAACTTGTTTAACTCTAATGTAATCTGATAACTCTCTGGATAACATATCAAATACTTCCTCACAAGTAAATGGATTGTTTTTGTCTGGCATCATATCTCGAATACAAATCAAAACATTCTTACCCTCTTTCAATCGTTGTTCTATTAACCATTGATGTCCTTTATGCCAAGGTTGCCATCTGCCGATAAACATCGAATATTTCATCTACACACTCCTTTATTGATTTGTCTGCATTTATATCTGTAAAGTTTGTTAGTGGTGGTTCGTAATCATCCACCCAATATTGTTCTTTTTCTGTTGGTCGGGTTGAGTGTATATAAAACTCTGAAACATTCCTTGACCTCTTTAGTTCCTGCCTCATATCTCTATAAGGTGAAACTAATGACACCAATACAATGTAACCTATATTGTCTAAAACCTTTGCCATATCAATAGCAAACTGAACATTCTTTCGTCTACCATCTTCGGAATAATCTTTATTGTTTAAGATATCACGAAGGTTATCCCCATCAATATGCACCACTTTGTGTTTCCAAAATGACAACTTGTGTTTTAACTCTGTACATAATGTAGTCTTACCAGAACCTGGTTGGCCTGTGAACCATAGAATCATAACATAACCTTTAATTAATAATATATATCAGTTTAAAACCCCAAATAAACTTTTAATTTGGCGATTTTATACTCCAGTAGATTTCTTTGCCGTTTCAAACTTTTGAGAATTTTGTTTTACTTGTAATACACTTGCAGATGATGAATTATCAAATGTAGAATTTATCTCTACAACTTTCGGGTCTGTATATGAACCAGCTTTTTTTGCTGCTTTAATTAATGAATCCATATCCACTCGTAACATTCCACTTAGTTTTGTATCCCAACCTGATGGTGATAGTGTATGGTCAACTGAATTAACTTGAAATAAACCATAATCTCTATATCTCTTTGGTAAGTAATCTACTGCGAATAAATCATACATACTTATTCCACCAATACCTGGAATAGTGAAGCTAATATTTAATGGTGTTAGTGGGTCTATAGCTGCTTGTGCTTCCGAAGATTTATTCATCATCCACAACATACCCCGTTCAAAACTTCCCAACATTTCTCCATCTGCGGTGTAAATTAATACTTCTTCCCTTTGAGATGGATTATCATCACCAAACCAATTATTTGCACTTTCGAATTTTTCAATCTCACCCTCAGTTTTTAAGCTCATCTCTGCGGACTTTCCAACTTCTATATCAGTATCTAATCCCTCTAATTTATTTTGTTCTCCCACATTTGAAAGAACTAAATCAGAATTTGGGTCATTTGGGTCTTTTCTAGTCATTCTCTGCGGGCCAGTGTTGTTACTTGGGTTACCAAGATATGGAAACCAAACCTCATCAAGTATGTAATCCTTACTATCTTCTTGGGATTGTACATTTGCAGTTTTATCTGCCATAGTTTGATTTTGCATTGATGCTAATGCAGTAACTCCTATATCTTCTGGTTTGCCACTTCCACCTTCACCTTGTGTACCAAAATTTTTATTACTATGAAACATTGCCTGTGTAGCCATTTGAGAACTCAACTTAACCTCTAAAGAGAAATCTTTAAACATTGAACGATTACTATATAATGGAAATTCAAAAACGTGATTTGGGTCATCAAATGTAGACCGTTTACCATCCATCTTAGGGTTAATATCTTTAATTCTATTTTCTGTAGCATAATTATCAATAACCCCTATCCTACCATTGTGTCCAGCATCTTGTACTACTCTAAAATCCCAAAATGAACCATATTGTGCATTAACTGCATTCCAAAAATTATTTAAACCATCTTCTAAACTTCTAATACCACTAAATTGTTGTGCAATAAAATCTGCACTAAATACTATATTTCTTATACTACCCCACTCCGAACCATCAATTTTGAATGGTAAAAATAAACTATTTATATCATCAAATGTTTTGCCCAAAGTTACATACTTTTCAGCAATTTTAGATTCAAATACCTTATTTGCATTCGCTCCGGCTTCTTTTATTGTTCGTATCCCAATATATTTACCTGGAAATTGTATGTGTGGATTCATCGTATATAAATGAAAACTATCCCTACATGGATTATCGCCAGTTATCTTTTCTGAATCAACTATCTCACCTAAACTATCTACTGAAATTGCATACTTCGTACCCATACTTCTAATTTGTGTAGTCAATTCACTACCAGGGTCGGTGGAATCTGCTGCACCATATTTTTTAGTAACCATACCAAAGAATGTATTTAGAATCTCATCTTCAAACCAGCCATAACTACAATATCCCTTATTATTATCTTCTTGAAAATAAACTCCAGCAGCACCACTTTCAAATTCTAATTTGAGTCTTTCATTAAAAGATTTCATATAGGTTTCAAAATTTACTTGTGATTTCTGAAAAGCTTCTTCTATAGTTTTAGTATTTTTATTTCTTACCACTTCTGGTACAGGATTATCCGCGGGGTCTACGGGCCCTTTGAATAGTGTATTCCCCATTGAAGTTAATTCTGTAGTACAATCAAATTCTCCGTTAACTCCTATGTTATAACTAAAACTTTTTATAACACCCATAGCTGCATAATAATCACCACCACTTGATATAATTTTTTCTTGTATCGAATTGTAGTATTGTAGTAAATCTTCAGGTTTTTCTGGCTTAGTTAATGTTTTAGTTTCGGGTGTTGACCAACCAAACTCTACTAAGACAGTTCTTCCATGTTTTAAAAATGCTTTTTCATATACCTCAAAATCATTTATGTCCCATAATTTCCAATTGATACTTACATTTTGTATCGAATGGTTTTTAAAACTTGTGGATATACCAATAACTCCTGTATGCGGTCTTAATATAGATGTTGGTTTATTGTTTAATAAATTAGTTTTTGAAGCAAGTGGTTGATTTAATGGTTGGCCATCTTTGAATGCACTTGATAACCGCATTGGTTTATGTCCAAGTTTTTCTAATGGATATACATACTGACCCTCAAATTCACCAGATGCGTGTTTTTTATACTCTGGAACTGCAGCTGTAACTCTAACCCAACAAGATTTTGTCATCATTTCGGATACACTATTTGATTGTTGTTCTTCTTGTAATCCTAATGGACTCATATTACCACTTCGTGAAAGTGCATTCATTCGCTTATATAAGGTTTTTTGTATATTTGGTGGAATATTGTTAAATTGAAACATTTTAATCCACTCTATTGTTCAATCGTTCTAACTCCGATATTATTTCACCAAGGTCCATAGGTATGATTATTTTTTCACCTACTTTAAACTTAATATTACCCTTAAAACCCTCATTTGCTTTTGCTATAATCCACCATAAAGATTGGTCATCATAAAATCTATTTGCAAGTGAACCATATGAATCGCCAAATCTTGTATAATAGGTTATATCACTATCTTTTGATGTTATCTTTGGATAAAGAGTAGTGGATTTATATCGTACACCCTCTACCTTATCTTTCCTAACTCGTGTAAATTTATATCTATTCATTAGTTAAGTCCCTTTGACCATCCGGTTTTGACCTTTTTTCTGGTTGGAACTCTACCAAGGCTTGTTGGGTCTTGGTCACCAAATGTCTGATATTTACCATCCCCATGACCACTATCCTCTAACCAAGGCACTTCATAATGTTTACTCAAGGTTGTAGGTAAGTATTTACCAATGTAAACGAAATTAACACTAACATTAAAAAACATAGGAATTTGAAATCCCTCATCAAGTTCCCAAGTAGCATTCTCTTCCATAGTGATTGTAATATTATCAAAGTAACCAGGTGTATTGTTGAATAAATCACCAATAGTTAAATAAATATAAGGTGATACTGGTCTACCCTCACCATCTCCATCGAACATTGGTTTAAATGAT